CTATCTTTTTTAGCAATATCGTAAAGGATATCTCCAAAACCTAAATCTTTACCTGCTCTTTTTAATCCATATAAAGCATCAACCATATCAGCATAATAATACTCTCTAGGTTTAGCCACACCTCTGTTTATATCTTTTGTAAATCCTATATTAGATTGTAATCTAGCAAGTGATCCTTGATTCCAATATGATGAAAATTCTTTTTGTGCGTTTAATAATGCTTTATCGAGGTTGACTAATTTTCCCCCAACATAAGTAGAGAACTCACCTTTTTTTAAATTACTATCAAACCATTGATAAAAATTAGGTGCATATTTCTGCACCATTTCAGGTTTGTTTAAATACAAACGTATAAACTCAGCAAATCCTTCAGCATTACTAAACTTATCATAAGATATTGCTTTTAACTCTTTATCAAAAATTAAATTTTCTCTATAGTTTTTTGTAATCTTTGGAAATCTACCATTAATAAAGTGTCCCATTTCGTGAGCAATAGTATTCAAGTCATACTTGTATAATGATGTTACAGTTTCATCATGGAAATAAACACCTAATGCTTTACCATATTTCTTTTGTGTAACTGGAACTTTAAGATCTCTAACAAAATTACTTAAAATAGTTTGTCTTGAAATAGGTTGTTTAACACCTTTGTTTTTTTCTACTATACTTCTTACATCAGGAAACTCTTTTGCAATTTGTTTAAATATTTCAGAAGGACGATATTGTGCTTGTATTTCTGCAAACCTTTTTGCGCCTTGGCTTTCTTTATAAGCTTGTTCTAAAGTTCTTTTTGAACTATTTTTTCTAAAATCAAAAATGTTTTTAAGATAGTTAGGAATATTATTCTTTGTTTTATTTTGATTGTATATATTTGTAACTGTTGATTTAACAGCCATAGGATCTTTATTAGTTTCTTTAGCTATTAAGTTAGAAGCATAATCTATAACTCTACCTTCAGCTTCAGCTAAATAAGGCTCAAGTCTTTCTTTATTGTTTTGAACAAAAAATTCTTCTTTAGCTTGAATGTAATCATTCTTTGGAGCAACATTTAAAGGATCTTTTTCATTCTTTGTTATTACGTCATTAACTATTTTTTGTTGATCTGCTTTTATAGCTTTTTCTATTGTAATAAGTTGATCGTTAAAAATTGCTTTATTACTTTGTTTGGGCGCTCTTGATGCTGTATCTGCTAATACAATATAGGTAACTTCTTTCATAATTTCTGATATATCTTCAGCTTTGACAGTATTGCTTTTAAATATTTTTTTTTGCAAATCTGCAAAACCATCTTCGCCTAAAGTAGCTAAAACAGTCTCTTCTATAGATTGTGTTATTATATCTACTGGTACATCTATTAAAGTCTCGGTAGCCTTCCATGCTTGGTTAAGAGCAGAATACCCTGTCCCTAAAACATCTTTACTAATATGTTTAGAAATATTTTTACCAAAATCTAATACACCATCTGATTTGTTATACAAAGAAAGAGGATTATCTATTGTTACTCCCAAGACTTTTGTTTGATCCATTGGTACTGTATTAAAACCAAAAAAATCTTTTTCTTCTTTTGATCCAGCTATCTTAGCACCTTCAGGCACACCTACATCAGCGTACCTTTGTCTTAAATCAGAATCTTTACCAAAAGTATTTCCAATCACATTTGAAATCGCACTATTATCTAATTTTTGTAATTCAGATAATGGTTGACCAAATATCTCAGGTTCTATTTTATTTGTAGAAGGTTGTGTTTCATTAATAAAACTTAAATCTGCTTTAGTTTCATTATTGCTTTCATTAATAAAACTTAAATCTGTTTTTTGTGTTTCATTAATAAAACTTAAATCTGCTTTAGTTTCATTTGTTGATTCTTTTAAAAAACTAAGATCAGCCATTTAATATTTTTCTTATTGCGTCTTGTTGATCTTGAGGTAAATTGTTAAAATATTCTTTTGCTTGTTCGGTAGTCATATCATTTTCCATTTTTGAAATTTCAGATTGAGCATCAAAAGTTTTTTTATTATCTTTTTTAGTATCACTACCACCTACTTTACTTTCAATTCTTTCTGACAATAGTTGAGCAATAGGATCAATAGTTTTTAAGAAGCCTAATAAATCTTTATCTTGTTTTGTTAATTCTTCACCGCTTTGGTATTTATTAGCAAGATAAACTTTAAATTCATTTATACTTGGATCTTTTTTTAATTTATCATTTAATATTTCGAGACTATTTATTTGATCTGCTGATCTTTGATCTGCTGGTATAGATGATATTTGATTAAACATATCTAACTGTTGAAAAAAATCTGATTTTTTAGGTGCTTTTGTATTTTTATATATTGTTCCTAAAGCTTGTAACTCAGCTAAATCATTTGCATTTCTTTTTATTTCCATACCTGACGCATATTGATTGGCTTTACCAAAAGCTGATCCTAAATTTGTAGGAGTAGGGGAATAACCTGATTGTGCTAATAAACCTGTAGCCATATCCATACCTCTAGGTGATTGAACAAAATTTAACAATCCTCCAAAACCACCTTGATTATTGTTTGTAGGTTTAGCATATTTGTTCATTATTCTTTCATTTATAAGAGCCTGTATATCCATTACGCAAATCCTCCTAACAGACCGCCACCTAACATATATGCCATTGGATTAGCCGCTCCCATCATACCTGCTAGTTGACCACCAGCCATAGCGCCACCAAGCAATCCTGCTCCTGTGTTTCTAAAATAAGGTTGTGTCTGTAATGTATTCATTGGTACGTTAGCACCTAATGCACCAAGATATTGATTTAATTTAATGTATGGTTTTTGTTGTTCGTAATCAAACCTAGCCATAGCATCTTGTAATTTTGTTTGTTCGATAGACTCACGAGTATCACCAACTTGTGCTAATCGTGTAATATCATTGTAATCCATTTCACCAAGTTGAGGAGCAAGTTGTGTTGCATTAACCATGTTTTGTCTTTCACGATTATACTGATCTCCGTAAACCTGATTAGCTAAATTACCTAACGAGTCTGTTAATACTTCTTGATTAGCACCTGATCCAAATCTACCTGCTCTTGTAAACTGTGAATTAACTTTTGTGCTAATGTCATCAGCCATTTGATTAAACAAACCTTGAGCATAAGGATTAGTAGTAGGCGATAAATAATCACCTGAAAGTATTTTTGACGCTTCTGTCTGTGATTGATTTAATAATGGATTACCTGCTGTTGCTCTATTAGTTGCCAATGCTAATGCCGCATTAGTTTCTGCTGGTGTATCAACATAAGTATTGTTTGGGAAATAACTTGGCAATGCTGATTGGTATAAATCTTGAGCCGCATCAATAGCCTGTGTATAATATGGTTTTATAAATTCAGATGGTTCTGCTGATGTAGTTGTTGTTACATTAGTTGGATTACTGCCTTTGCTCATTTTATTTCCTTACTTAATATTATTGCCTTCATTTGATATCCTTTTAACTTTCTTACCCAGCCTTTACGTCCAGCGACTTCAAGGTGAGTACATTCATTTTGCTTTGCAAACTTTTCTATTTTCTCTTGTATTCTTTCTAACCAGTTATTTAGGTTCGTTCCTCCAGCTAAAAAATATCTTAGTATTTTAGCTTTTGGGTATTGTGCTATTTCTGTAACAACAGCACTTTCTATTTTACTATCATTCCAACTTATAAATAGTTGCATACGTTCATTAGACAGTCCGTATAAAATATCTTTAATAGTATATGTTTCGTCTAATGCTTTTTCTAGTAGGGGAGACACTTGACTCCAAATAAATAATAAATCTTCGCTTGGTACTCTTGTAACTACGTTATCCAATGATCGTATAGGAAAAGTCTTGATCTGTGTTTCCTGAACTTGCATGAGTTAGTGTAGCGCTCCCTTCTGCCCTTGCTGACACATACAATCCATTTAATGCTGTTCTGCCATTAGCAGTTGTAGGCATAAATAATATAATTGAATTACCACCAAGTCTTGCGTCTGTAAGAGTTGTTGTTGTAGCACTTGCAGTTAAAGTTATTGTGCCTGTGCTATTTAACTTCCCATTAATCGTATTGTTTAAGGAAGCTGAAACTAATCGTAAATGCTGTGCAGTATCAGGTATAGATAAAGGTACTGTAGGAAAGGAATTGTCTGCCATTACCTTTTACCTTCAGGTCTAGCCTCTATATCTACTCCACTTAAAGTATTAAAGTTACCAGTCACATTTACTCTTACCCTATGATATCTACTTGTAGATCTTAACGGAACAGATCCATCAGCATTGTTAGCTACAGCAGTACCTACAGAAATACTATTAAGTTGTGAGTCTCTAGTTATTGGTGTTACTGTAACTGTTGTGTTTGCAGTGCCATCTACAATAGGACGACAATTTATTAGTGTTGATCTTTTACCTTCAGCACCTTCAAATTCTGTTGTGTCAACTGTTGCTGACAAACTTGTTGCAATAAATTTACCAAACAAATGAGAAGAATTAAATCCTGCAAGACCAACAATACCTTCTCCGTAATAGTAAGAGTCAAGAGATCTAGTTAAGTTATCAAGGTCTCCTAAAACATCTAAACTTTCTAATGTATTAAATGCTTCTTGCGATGCACCTGCAACAAACTCTAAATCTTGTCCTGATCCTGTACTCCATTTATCTACTGAATAATTATAAATTAATAATTTATTATTAGTGCTACCTGTTGCACCTGATCCACGATAGGACCATACAGCTATAGAGTTATTAGGATCTATTGCTGAACAAATACCATCTAATTGTGATGATAAATCTTCGAAGAAAAAATTATCTATACGACCATTGCCAATCGGTGTTAGTTGTTGACCACCTGATAACTTATAAAAACCATCTTGAGATAAAAAGAATATATCACTACCAAAAGAACAAACAGATCTAGGAGAGAATGCACCTATGTTATCTGCTATTTTATTAAATGTAAATATGAGTGGAGTACCTACATATTCCATTCTATAAATAGCTTTTTCAAAAAATATAATTCCAAAAGACTCACCGCCAACTATTGCTTGTAAGTTACCATGAGTACCTACAATATCTTGAAAACCTGACTGAGTTGCTTGGCTAGGTGTCCATGTTGAACTGTCGTTTAGTCCTGACCATTTAACTCGTTGGTTATATGTTGTGCTTGATTCTGTTGTATATCCAGCAACAACAAAGTCTCTTATAACAGCTAAATATTTAGCTTTGATTGCAACAAGATCTGAAAATAAACTATCAGTACCTTGATCAAATTTTTGTATATTATCAGCACCATTAGTTGCAATAATGTTTGTACCAAACTGTGTAAATGCCCAAAAGTCTCTAGCATTAGATGTTGTTGAATTATTGTAACCACCTGACTTTGACTTGTTTACAAAATCTCCATTGTTATCCATTTGGAATAACCTCGTAGCATTACCACAATAGTTAGTAACACCATCGCTAAGAAATGCGGAAAATAATCCTACTGCATCTAATGGTGCAGAAGATCCTTCTCTTGTTAAAGGTGCTGTAGTTAAACTTTGAAAACCAGCTAATGCTCTATATCCTTTTCGCAAAGGAACAACATTATCTACTTTTAATGCGCCTGAGTTTTGATACGCAGGTAGATCAGCTTGTAAATCGCCAAACTCAATCATCTATGCCACCTGCGTTGCTGACATTTGTAATGGTGAAGATGTAGTAGATCCTTTAGATGATGATTCATTAGCATTTTTTAAAGCCTCTTTATAAAGTCCTGCCCATATTTGTAGTCTTTCATCTTGCATAAGAAAAGGTGAACTTTCTGCTAGAGCGCCATAAAGATATAGTTCAGGATAATTTGTAAGAATGTCATTGGTTGCATTGCTATCAGATAATGCAGTTAATTTTTTATAATGATTAATTTGTAATGTAGTTGCTGAATCAGGTTGCACTCCTAATAAAATTTTTGTTCCAACTATTGTAAAGAAATTTGGAGTTCCTGAAGTTTGTGATGTATTATATTTGTTATAAAAATCTGTATTAGCCATAAACCTTAATGTTGTAAAAGGATTGCTTTGATAGATAACAGTTAAGGCTTCTAAATATCCAGTTGGTAAATCATAACTTTGTGTACCTGCAACTGTATTTGTTGAGGTATTAATTTCTACCATTTCTCTAACTCGTAATTCTCTATTTAATCTACTTTCTGCAAGTGTAATAAAGTCTCCTAAATAAGCTGTTAAATCTTCTCTGTTTAAATAAGATGCTATTGTAGTTTTGAGATTAGAGTATGTAGTTATTGCCATTATAAATTACCTGTATAAATCCTGAAGTGTCTATTATCTGAGTCATTTAACCATTTAAAAAATCTTGGCTTATCTAAGACTTTTCCTGCATAAGTCATAATTCCTCGTTTAGCTAATTGGTGTACGACTATATTAGGCAATCGAGCAACACGATAACCTTTTTCATTTTGCATAACTTTAGATTTATAAGCACCTTCATTTTGTGCTACTTTATTAGCATCTAATATTTCTTTAATAGAAGCATTATCTTGATAGTTCTCAATATGAAATTTATTCTCTGCCTCATCTACAATTAAATTGGTTTTGACTGTTGATCCATCATTAGGATCATTAAGAGAGAATTTTTTTGCCATGTTACTTGATTGCTTTTGCTATCATCATGTCAATAGTACCTTTAACTTGAAGTCCTTGATTGCCACTTATTTTTAGCATTGGATCAAATTTTCTATCGCCCATTGATGTCTGTGAAGATTGTTTTCTTTTGCCACCTTTGCTCATCATTTGATCAGATTTAATTGCACTAGAAACTTTACTATACAAACCTGATGTATGTTTTTTATTTGTAAATATTGCCATTTGTTACTCCTGTGTTAATGAAAAAAGGGAGGGCATAAAAACCCTCCCAGTCCTTTATTCTACAATTATGCAGTTAAGTTAAATATTCCGTAGTTAGCGTTAGGTGCTTTAGCTGTTAAAGTCCACTCTGCTAACAATAGTTTTTTGTCTGAGTCACCAGTCTTTGCAAGATCAGTTGTTTGGAATGGTCTGAGGAAATCAACACTCCACATATCCATTTGTAGGATATCTACTCTGTTTGCGTTTTGGAAACGATCAGGAACAAAAGCTACTTCACCAAAGTCTGATACATAAATATCAGTTGTGCCAATAGACACTTTATCTGAGGCATCTTTGTATTTAGTAGCCACGCCATTAAATGCTGAAGCTAACTGCTTATGACTTGGAGACATTAAAACAGTATCAGGTTCTCCACCTAAAGTGAAAGACTGTAAAAGTCCTGCTGTTAATAATGCTTCTGCATAAGTTCTGTTAGTACCACCAGCGATTGCTGTTGCACCTGTTCCTACTGGAACTGCTGAAGGTGAACCACCTTTGGAATAGTTATTAATTCCTGATGCTGGTCCATACCATGTGCCTACTGAAGCAGACTTTCTAGCTGTTGAAGCATTACCTGCAACTTTAGCTTGTTCAATGCCGATCATAGCATTTTCCATATCACGCTTGATCTCTTTACCCATCTTGGCTAATTGATAAGCCATTTGAGTTCCCATACCTGCGTTATCTACAGCATCATCTGTACCTGAAATTGTTACAGACTTTGATGAGATTTGGGTATAGTTAGTGAGTCTTGCAGTTGCTCCACGAGCCTCTCCTGCATAATCATCACCTTCTACTTGTGCGTTTACTGCTACATCAGCTAAACTATCTGTTTGCCACTCATGTAGTGTGTTTGTTGCTGTACCTTTTGATGCGTTGCTCATAAATGGAGTTTCAGTTGGTGAAATATTAAAAATTACATCAGCTAAATCTTCTCTTATTGAGTTTACACCATCATAGGTATCAAAAGTATTGGTTGGTTGTGCCATTACTTAGTCCTTTCTATGTTGTGTTATTGAGAATACATCTGCTCAAGAATGGAAACTGCATCTGCAACTTTTCCAGTTTTCTTGAGAGTTGCTTTTTTTGAGTTCATACGTTTCACAACATCACTATCATCTTGAACTTTAGGGCTAGAAGAACTTACTACCTTAGATACTTTGGTTACTTTTTTATTTTTAAGATTAGCTTTTTTTAACTTATCGTAACGATAAGCATTAGCTAACATAAGAACCGCTCTGTGATCTACAAGCTGTGCTATTTCCTGATCGGAATAACCTAAAGAGTCCTTTGCGAAGTTAGTTAAATTTTTAACAAACTCAGGACCTTTTTCTTTATCAGCATAAATAGGTAGTTTTTTAGAAAGAACTTCTCTTTGCTGTTCTAAATAAGTAGCATAAGTTTTATTATACTCCTCTTGTTTTTCAGCTTGGATTTTTTCTTGCTCTTTATTAGCTAACTCAAGTGCCTCTTTGCGTCTATCCTGTTCTGCTTTTGCTTTCACATATTCAGCAGGATCTTCTTCATAAAGTTTATCTAAGTCAACTTTTGCTTCACTAGCTTTTATTTGTTCTGACAATACTTGAAGTTGTTTTTCGTATTGGTCTCGTTTGATTTTTGCCTCCTCAGATTGCTTAGTAAAATCATTTTTTAATTGATCTACATTTCTTCTATCTTGCGATAGTTTTTCAGTTTTCTGAGTGTAATCTTGTTGACGAGAATAACCTTTTCTAAGTTCATCAAGGGTGACTTCTACTTCCTGTCCATTAACAGTTAGCTTATAAAGTTCCTCATTACTATCAGTTGTTTCTTCTGCTTCAACTTGATCTATTAGTTCATCATCTTCAAAAGTTTCGTCAATATCCGTTTCAGGGGTGCTTACTTCTTCTGTTAATTCTTCACTTGCAGTTTCTTGAGTCTTAGAGGCTTCTGTATTAAGTAAGTTGTTCAAGTGTTCTGCTGTCTCTCTTACATTTCGAGACTTGGGCATTGGTGCAACAGACTCGGTTTGAGTCTCTGTTGCAGAGTCCATTACTGGTTGTTCTGCCATTTATTACTCCTATTTTTTTATGATTTTGCCTGTTTCCATAACAGACTGTAGTTGCATCACAACGAGTTCCAACATTCTTCTCATGACAAAAATGTTTTCTCTCTGTTCTGAATTTTTTAGATCACTATTTAACCATTCATTATTTAGGTCGGATCGAATCTTTCGCACTGCTTCTATAAATATTTCATCTTGTAATATTCTTTTAGCTTGGTCGCTTCTTTTAATTTCTTTATCTTCCACGAGTAAATCCTGCTCTACCAGTACCGCCTACATTCATAGAAAAACCGCTAGTGCCTAAATTCTTTTTGTTTCGTTCTATGTTTCTAGCTATTGCTGCTTTGTAAGCATCATCGTTTCTTGTCCTATTGCCACTAGAATCTACTGAAGTTAAAGGAGAGGTGTATAACAAACCACCTGATAAATCTTCTGCTATTGGAGCGCCTCCACTTGAAACTTCTGAATAATCATTATTAACAGCCGCTTCAACAGCTTCTCCCACAGTTATATTTTGTCCTTGTGGTGTTCTTTGAGCATTAGGATCTAATAAATTACCTGATACATTTCTATAATATTGTTGAGGTGTAAAAACGTTAAACAAATCATTACCTACGGATTGACCATAAGCGTTATCTTGCATAAATTTTATTGCATCGTTGTATTTATTTTCTCGTCTTTGATTACCCCCTGTTAAAAAATCGAATAAACCTAAACCAAAAATAGGAGGAGGCTTTCCAACACTGGGATCAAATTTTAAAAATGTACCATCACCCATTCCTTGAATAATATAGTCATCTAAAATATTTGATGCACCATATCCTGTTGTAGGATCGTTACGCATTTTTCTTAATAATGCTTGATTGGGATCTTCACCAAGAGTATCGTTATCTCCTTCTTGTGGATCTCGTATTTCTTCTACTAAGACACAAGCTTTTTGGACAGGATCATATACTCTGTTTTCATTAGGAAATAATTTACTACAATCAGGAATAGTATTATCAGGATTATTAGGATCAGCCGCAGGTGGAACATAAGGATCTACAGGAACAATGTAAGGATTTGTAGAGTCTGTTGTTTGAAAATCACCTGTTAAAAATTTATCTATTATTGCCTGTGAGTTAGAAGGCATATTCGGAGTTACCATTATCTTTTCATTCCTTGTTGTAATATTTGTGTTGCTAGTTTTTCTTTTTGTATTTCTGAAGCATCATCATCTTTTAAAAGTTGCGATGCTAGTTTTTGTTCGTCTAATTGTAGTTTCTTTTGTTTTAATTGTATCTCTGCTTGATCTTTCATTTGTTGTCTTTGCAGATCTGCCTGTGCTAACTGTATAGCAGGATCAGGCTTTTCAGGTTTTTGTTGTTGTGGTTGTTGCATATTTGCAGGATTGTTAAAGAACTGACTTGCATCTTTGTAACCTGCATTCTCTAAATACTTCTCTAAGGTGTTATAAATTTTTTGAGGATCAACAATGCCCATACCACCAGCACCAATAAGTTTTTCTTGTACTGCAAGAACTCTACCTAAGACTTCTAGTTTTTGATCCATAGATCCACTACCTAATCCTATTTGAACTGTTGCATTATATCTGTGTACCCATTCTCTAGGATTCATAGGAACAAATTTTCCTCTTAGTTGGATAATACGTTCTTGATCTTGATACTTACATACTTGAGTTAAGATACCTTGAAACATTCTTTTAATACCTTCACTAAAGTTACGAGCATATAATTCTATTCTTTGTGTTGAAGCGTTCATCATTACATTTGCACTTGTAGCTGTTGTATGAGATTTATTAATAGCTTCTGAATCTAATCCCATTTGTACTTTAGATACACCTGATCTAGCTTCTCTTATTTCGTCAACTTTACCAATCATAGCAAGACCTTCTTGCATAAAGTTTGGTGCTTGGAGAGGCGTTACTGCATTAGGTGATTTAACTCTAACAATACCACCTGCTCTTGAATTTAAAATATCATCAATGTTTGCTTGACCATCTACTACAACTGTTCTTGCGTTGTTTTGTAAATAAGCATTATTAAGTGTCTGTCGAAGAAGTGTTGTTTTAATCTCTTGCACATCACCAATTAAATCATAAATTGATAGACCAAAAAACCTGTGTGGCATTGGAATTGCTGTAACCATAGCAAAAGGGATTTCTTCAATCGGTTCGTTCTCTAATATGTTGTAAACATTTTGACTAGAACCCCCTACGACTATGTGTCTAAGTTCGGCAATACCATCATTATCAAAATCACATTTCATATAACAGTCTGTTACTGCTACAACTGTTAATAAAGGATCAATGTTTTGAAAATCTTGTGGTGTTGTTTGGTCATCAAATGATCTTCTTGTAACTGCTTCTGTATTATAAATATCTTCATCAGCAGGACCTAATTCATTGACTAATTTTTTATCAAAACCCATATCAATAAGTTCTGATCGTGTTTTAAAAACTCGTTGTCCAATAAAATTAGAATCTTCTATACTGGTGGCAGTTTTACTAATGAGCATAGACTCAGGTGGAACATTCTCTACACAAATTTTTCCGTAATCTTTAACTCTTTTAACTTTTACATTGAAAGTTTCTTCCATTTGATCCATGTTGTCGTAATCAAGTTCAGTAGCGGTATCTTCAACTTCAATTATCTCTACTTCAGGATCAGCTATTAATGCTTGGTATTCTGCTCCAGTTAAATTTTCGTAAGATTCTTGTTTTTGCTCTTTGGTCTTTTTCCAATAGTATTTTACAAAACCATTTTTACTAATTAACGCATCTTTAAACAAGGTGTGTAAGATAGAATAGCCATTGTTATCTTTCATAAAAACATGATTGATATAATCACTAGCTTGATCTGCGTATTCTACATCTTCAGGTCCTTGAGGTTCAAATCTGACTATACTTTCGCCTTGTGTAAACACTCTCATCATAGAAGGTAGTATGCTTTCTACTACTTCTAATACATCTTGTGACCTAACTTGGCTTTGACCTTCTACCTCATTACCTAGAGGCTCTCCTAAGTAAAATTTTAGGGCATTTTTTCGTTGGCTAGAAAGTTCTCCACCATAAAAACCAAGAGAGTTTGTAATTTCTTGCCCTATTAAAGATTTAAGTCTGTCTTTTGTTAATTTCATTTATACTATTCCTAATTTTGGGTACTTAATTTCTGTTGACCAGTCTTTTGTTTCTTGTAATCCTGTGCAAAGGTATCGAAATGCGTCTGCACTATGCGAAGTCCAATCGTGTTGTGGTCTATTTTTTGTAATTCCTTTATCATCTACTGCCCATTTGTACTGTCTTAGGGCATCTAGACCTTCTTTAGTGTTCGCAAAGTCAAAATAACATCGTGATAAGGTCATTCTAACTGCATTAATTCCATCTTCGACACTCATCTTAGGTACTATACTAGTTGATAGACCTAAACTTTGTGCAATTTCTACTCTTGATTTACCAGTTCCGATCTCTCGGACATTAGCATCATGCGGTAAGTAGTGTGTGTCGTACACATATCCCTTATCATCAAGAACCTTTGCGTAATATTCTAGCGACTCACCACTATCTTCAAAATAGTCTATAAGGTGAATAGCAGTTCCTTTTTGTTGACAAAACCATATAGCGGTTTTATCTGCCATTCCTAGATCCCAAAAGGTTGATACCTTTAATGTTGGATCATAAGGTACAGAAGTAACTCTTTTATCGTCATCTGCTTTATTTAATCCCTGCGAATAGATAGATCCTATTGCAGAACTTTCAAAACTACATTCATATTCTGCCTCGTATATCTCAGGAGGCATCATTGACTTAGCTTCAGCTAATTCTTCTTCTTTAACGACTTTAGTCTCAGAAGCTTTAAATTTTGTGGCATACCATTTATCGTTATGGAGTCCATGATTATACAAATCAAAAAAACTATTATGTCCTTGCGGAGTACCAATCGCAATCATAAATCCTTCACGATCTGACAATGCAGGACGAATAACCTCTGTCCACATCTTCGGTGGCATTTGGGCTACCTCATCTAATACCACTCCGTCTATATAGAGTCCTTTTAGCGTTTGGGGACGCTCACAGCCCAATAATTGAATCCTACCCCCATTGGGTAGCTCTGCTCTTAATTCCGTCTCGTGGTAGTCCATATTGGGTAAAACAGAGGTATAATACTTGAGGTAGTCCCAAGCTATTCTTTTTGCCATTGAGTAAGTAGGTGCTATGTAATAATAACGAGGTCTCGGTAATGGACATTGTAGGCACTTCTTAATCAATTCGTTTACAGTCAAGACAGTTTTTCCAAATCGTCTATGACAAACAAGAACATTAAATCTTTGTAAGTTCTTGTGAATCTGTTGTTGTAATTCTCTAGGCTTATACGGAATAGTAATGGTGGTCATACATCACCCTTTTTTTCTCCCCTATATATATCTTGTATTCTTGCTACAGTTGAGTCTTTCACTATACCTTTACCTGAATGCTGTTTAACAGGTGTTGTTTCGTTCATCTCTTTAACAAAGAGAGCAAAAGGATTAACTATTTTTTTAGATTTCTTTTTTTTTGTTTTCATAATGATCTCCACATAAAAAATAATATTGCATATATGCGTCTTGCGGCACTACTGCAAAAGATCCAAACTTATCACAGTGCAAACATCTTTTTTTTTTAAACGATTGTTCATGCGTCCATGATAGTATTTCGTTAGAAGAATACAAGCGACCATTAGGAACTTGTTGTTTAGTTAGTCTAGAATTTATCATGCCTTTAGAGATATTTGTTCTGTGTTGTAATCACTCCCTATGTATATACAGCAGTGTTGCTGGGGGGTGCAGTTTTAGAGTTCCGTCTTGTTGGTTCTGTGTTCTTTGTTGTCTTTGTTATGTTTTAGAGTGTTGTGGTAGATATATGGTAAGTTCTTGCAGTTGTCGTTGCTGGTTTGTCTATTAATTAGTTGCCTTAAGACCTTTGCGGAATGTTTTATAATATGTTGTATGGTTCAAATGTATCTGTTGGTAATGCCATTAGTTTCCAGCATTCTAAACAAGTAGTAGTTCTAGTAAGACAACAGCTACTACCTAACCCTATGTCTCTTTCTATATAAGTTCTTATTCTTTCTATATGAGTTGATTAAAATTCACATAGTTTTCTCTTTCTTTCTTTCCGCGAAAATTACAGGATCACGATTAAAAAAGTTTACTGGTATGTT